TGGTATTGAAGGCTTGAATGAAATACTTGCTCGTCGTAAGGATGTCATTGATATCAAAAGGGATTGGTATGGTCCAAAGGATATGGTTAACAGTCCTGCTCACTACACACGAGGTAGTCAAGAAGTCATTGACATTATTGAGCAAGCGATTGCTGATGCACCAAGCAATGCAGAAGGATATCTACAAGGTCAAGCATTGAAGTATCTTCTTCGTGTCTGGCTTAAGGACAACCCTAAGCAAGACTGTGAGAAAGCGGTTTGGTATTTAAATCGATTGATTAATAAACTCGACTGACATATGGCCGGCGTTAGCCGGCTAACATCGTTGGAAGTAAAGGTTTCCGTCTGCATGTGAAAGAGATTCAAACTCTTGAATATGTGGGCGGATTTTTTCTAACACAGTTTTAGTGTTTATAGAGGCGTGTTTGAACGTGCAGGCATACCCTTGAGAAAAAGGGAGATGCTGATGCACAGGTATGTACCACATCAGTGGAATAAGACAGTCCCAAGGCTCAAGTCCTTGTGATGCCCAACAATTCAGCTCTTCTATGCGTGCTGCAGTTTTAATTATGTGTGCTTCATGTGCTTCGTTTTCAGGTATGAACAATTCGTTATATGGTGAGACAATAGCGTGCCTCCACATGATAGTCCCATCTCTGTGAATTAGCCGGCAAGGATGCACACGGTTGCCAGATGGCAAGTCGTATAGAGCACTAGGTGAGAGCTGCTTAACCATTAGACGTTACCTCTACGTTCTTCGTAATAGTCAAGATCACGTTGCCATGAATCACCAGTAAATTCATTGAGACATACACGACCAATATCACGGAAGCTGTTATAGAAAAGTGAGACTTTGTCTACAGAGGTAATAGTTACATCAACAGGTGGACCGTAAACAATGATGTTCCAAGTTGACGGACAAACTGGTTCAAACCCTTTAGCTGTAGCACGCAGCTGCTTGACACGTTTGAATGGAATGCAAAAGGGATAATCAAGAAGCACGGGCGCTGCTCTCATAATCTCTGATGCATTTGTAAAGAATACAAAGCTATTGATATGATGATTTCGATACTCATTAATAGTTTTATTCAACCATATCCTTGTTGTTCTTACAGCACCTTTTGGTGCTACAAATACATTGCCATGCCAGTGTTCTTGGAGAGGATTAGCTTCAACAGATGGAACTGATGTAGCATCAACAAGCACTTGCTGAACTGGGTCAGACGTAGGGTCAAAGTCAATTGAACCCATGACTATACGTGCACGCTCAATGATTTGAGGTGTGGGATATAACGGCAGCTTAAGTCCAGAAGCTTTTAGCTTATCCGCTAAATTCTGCTGTGACCGCTCGGAGGCTTTCTTGGCCCCCTCCTGCTTCGAGACTAAATGTTCTTGTTCCAGCATCACTGATCAATGTAATTAATACGTTTTTAGACCAGTCATTCTCATCAATTTCTTTAAGTAGACTGCGCAAGAACTCTACAATTTCAGTATCTTCTTCACGTTCCGCTGAGACTAAATCAATCTCAACGTCGTGACCAGACATATAAGTTGTAGAGTCGTTAACTAGATTGATAACGAGAGAGCCGGCTCCTGTGGATTCGACACCATTCATTGCAACATTGATTAAGTCAGTAAGAATAAGCTCAGCAGTAGCAGCCAAAAACTTTTGTTCGTTTTGTTTTTCTTCACCGAATTTATCTGATTGAAGAAGTTGCTGAAGTAAGTCTGTGCGTCTTGACATAATAGAATGACTCTTTGTTTAGGATAAGTAATTTAAAATTCTTCTGTGGGGTTTTCATTGTTCTCCTCATTATCAGTTGGAGCACGGAATAAACCAGGGTCGTTTGGTTCTGTTTGCGAGATATGATTACCAGCAAGCATGTCATTCATAACAGCTACGAATCGATCACCATACTGTGTGTTTGGATTCATAAGTAGTGCTGCGCGAGCTTCAATCTCAGCAGTTTCATCACGCTTCTGCTCTTCTTTTAATGCCTCTTCGATAACATATTCAGAAATCTGCTGACGCAAAGTATGGAGCTGACATGCAAGCTCAAAAGAATCCATGTAGCTATCTTGATCAACAAAAACTCCGACGTTCTGTGGAATCAGATGAAAAGGATTACAGCAATATTTATTGCCGCATGTTGTTTTGACACCAGTAAAGCCAAGATCCCCCCAGGTGAACCACATTGCTACTCTCTGGGGATGGTGCTGCGTTGAGGTAGAAATACCTGACCTACGCCAGGCAAACTGTGGTTGCTTAGTGCGTGGGTTAACAACACCGTTCCAGTTCCAGCATTCATCGGGGTCACCGATATCTACTTGAGACCAGAATTTTAGAGCTTTAGAGCGATACTTTTTAAGTAATCGGTCAATGTCAAACGAAAGCATTCCTTCTCGTGCTGAGCTGACACAACGAACGCAAGCTTGATGACTGTCGTAACGCATTGAGTGAGAGCTGAAGCGTCCTAATGAATGGCCGCTATAAATGCAAAGTTCACCTTCTTCTGCTGTGTTCGACATTTGAAGATGACGTCTGCCGTAAGCATGGCCACCTCTGCGTTTGCTTGGTTGTGATTCAGCCATATCAAAATCGCTTTTCAGTGTTTACATAACAACCGCCCAATGCTGGATACTGTTCTTCAGCTGGCAATGCAGTCAACTGATGACTAATCATGTATTCATATCGTGTGCTGTTCTCATACTTTATACGAACTAACTTAGCCTTGGGGGTATAATATTCCGGCTTACCTACAACTAATGCAGTTAGCTCATTAGAAGACACGCGAACGCGAAGACCTAGTTGGATATCAGATGATTTCATTTTTTTTTAAAAATATTGTTTAGAAGTCGTTGAGAATGTGATCGTCAGTTAACGGATCATCAGAAGGACGAATCCATAAGCGGACAGACTTAACTTTGTTATTAACAGGATCTTTACGTGATGTATTAAGTCGCCGCCAACCGAGTGTTTGTAAGACATCAGCGACACGTCTTGATTCACGTCTGCCTTGCTGTCTTGGGTCAAGATCAAGTGCTTTAGTTAGAACTTCAGCAGCAGTAACCTCTTCTTTAAGACTTACGTAGTGACTAATCTTTTCCATCCAAGGGTCGGGGTCTCCAAACTCTTGAATGTATTCAGCAATCTGTGCAATCTCACCGCTATTAAATTCATATGAATTTCCGTCGCGATAGGCTTGAACTGCAGATGCCCAAAGGGAATCGCGCTCTTCACTGATTTGCTTCCAAGGAATAAGGAAGCCACTGCCAATTTCTAATGGCACAAAGCGTCTGTTGCCTGTGCTATCTACAAGGAACTGGTTACGATTAGTCGTGCCAATCATAACAAAGCGACGAAGAAGTCGCTCGGGAAGACTAGCATAAGGACGCCTTACTTCATCGCAACGTGTAGTAATTAGGTTCTTGAAGTTTTCAATATTACGAGACTGAAAGAAATGATCAATCTCAGGTAGCTCAAGCAACCAAGCAACGTGCAATCTATATTGTTCTTTCATCAAAGTCTCCAATGGTGTAGAGACTTCAGCAAACAGCTTTTCAGGAACAAGGCTACGGCTAAACATAGATTTACCAACACCTTGTGCACCAACTAAGATTGGTAGCCAGGACATTGAGCATCCAGGGTTATAAGCACGGGCAACAGCACCAATCATCATTCGTTGCATAGCGAGCGTAGAAAGATGATGCTTGTTACCAAGAAATACTTCACCAATACGATCCCAGTCTTTGTGAGGGATAGCATGTGCTGAGCAGGAATCTAAGTAGCGTCTAATAGGACAATATCTGTTTTTACCTGCTGCGTATTGAATAGCAGACTTAATGCGCTGCTCAGGAATAAAGACACCGTGCTCGCATGCAAGCTTGGTAGTCATCAAGTCAAGGTCATTGCCTTCTAGCTCAATGGTTTTACCATTAGCGTCGTCATATTCAATTGCACCTGTAAGTTCATTCTTACGAAGGTTAGTCAAAATTTCTTTGACTTTTTTTACGTCATCCTCTCGCTCTTTAGCAGCATCGCTGCCCGAACGTTTAGGTCTACCTTTTGTTCTTTTAGCTTGAGAAGCATCAGGTACTGGCTCAAATTCAGGATCCAATTTCATCTCCAGGTTATTAATTACGTCATCAAAAATTGGTAGAGAATCAAACTCTACGTACCCAACCGCTGAACCAACAGCACCAAAGCGTAACTCTGGTGGTAATTGTGATGACCAATTACTATTTTGTCGTTTGGCTAGTGAGTATAACTTAGCAGGTCCGCTATGGTTACCGAGACCACGCCATTTAAACGGTTTAATGTTTTCTTTTTTCTCGCCATGGTGACCACGTAATACCCAGTCAACCCAATCATCAAATACAGGTTGACCAATGGCTGCACAGGCTGCCATGACAGGCACGTAACGTGTTTCATACTCGCCATCTTCGGAGGGTGTTAGGAAGTTTCTGAGCAACCAACGACAGCGATTGATATCCATGTCAGTGACATCAGAAGCTACAAAATCTGTAGGGTCGTCATAGTCAATGTCAGTCAGCAAGAACTCAGGAACAAGAGCACCCTCATTAGTGAGCCAACTAGCACTGGTGTTGCCGTACCAAAGACGCTCTGGCTTTTGGCCACAGTTATCTTTGATTGTTTCAATGCCTAGGTCAGCAAACAAACGGTTGACTACAAGCCAATAGGCACCGCGATGCTGTGATGTAGTTGTTAGCTGTAACCCTAGTGGAAACAAAGCACGGAACCTGTGCTCTTTTTCGGTATGACTAGCAGTGGTATAGGTAGCGACACACCAATTACGAGCAGTATCTGTATTCCAGAATGCATCCAGAGTAGTGTCACCATCAATATCTACAACAATTAAGTTGCTGCCAGATGCATTATCTAAACGTCTGTGACGTTCAACAAAATGAGTGGCGCACCAGCCGTAGCCAGCTTCAACCCATCCTCGTAGCCAAGTAAGGCTCTCTTCAATGTTTAGCCAGCCATGAGCTGGTTGCTTTTCTTTGTTGCGGCAGTCTTTATGTACTGCTATCCGCAGTTTCATTATTGTCTTCCTCAGGGTAAAGTTCATGGAACATTTTTGCTCTTTTCAAAAAGCGTGATTCATACAGCTCAAGTTGATCTCCATCAATAAAGATTGCTTGAGTTGTCTCTTCTGTAGCAACTAGTATTAGTGCTACATCACAGAGAAAACCAACACGTTCGTTCAATGCGTATCGGTATGCAGCCATTTGCTGAGCACACTTTTGAAACTTACGCCAACCGCCATAGCCAACACGATCTCCCCTGTCAGGCGAGAAAGCTGAGTAAGGACCATTGCTTGTCTTAAAGTCTGCGATGACTTTTACACCACCGATTTCTCCAATAAGATCAGGGCATCCGGCATATAAATGCTCTGTACTCCAGACATATGCAACTTCTTTATCATCACTACGTAAGTCATTCCAATCAGGACGAAGAGGTCGCTCTGACCAGTGAATTGTATCAAACCAATCAAGGTATTGAGACAAACCGTTCCAAAAGTTTTGATATTCTTCAGGAACCCCTGGGTCTAACCCACGCAGATAATTTTCACAAGCTAAGTGAATAGCTGTGCCGCGAGTAGCAGCAGCTTCTAATGCTCCTGGGTTCTTGTCTTGCCACTGCCGTAAACCTGCTTTTGACTTCTCACTCTCAGTACCCGAGAGTACAGTTGTGACGCTCGGCATGTAGAGACCCGAACATAAGTATTTGCGGTGTCCTGCCGAAGTTTGTATACGATAAGGCTTATCATTAGCTGTGGTATTTGTCATTAATAGTCTGATTCTTGATCTACACTTTGTGAGAATGCATCGCTATACGTTGGCCCTGGGCTAACTTGCGCCCCTGAAGCATTGCTTTGGGCTGATGGTTGAAACATCTGATATAGAGTTCCAACGGCTTGGCCGACTGCATCAACAACGTTTGAGTTAGCATCGACTTGCTGCTTAAGTTGAGCAACTTCTTGACGTAAAGCAATAATATGGTCCATCAATGAAGGTGGTTTAACCATCGGTGCTTGGGCCGCTACAGGTGCAGGCGGTGTAGGTGCAGCAGGTGCATTACCAGCTGGTTGTTGTCCTGCCATTATTTGTGCAAGACGTTCTTGCATTTCAGGGGGAAGATTTTGTAGTGCGTTAGTCATAATTAAAATTCAGTGTTATCTTGTTCTGGTGTTTGAGTAGCAACAGTCGGAGCTACTACAGCGCCTCGCTTATCTTGTCCGCCAGCTGGGATACCTTTTTCGTCAGTTGCACGTCCGTCAAAAGGATCCTTTCCTTCAAAGAAGTTGGGTAGCCAAATACTATCTCTTGAGGTTTGCCATTCTTTAATAATCTTTTCCGGTACTTTACGTACCTTTGGAAGGATTGAATATGTAGTTTCCAGCCCAGCCCCCTTACGGCTGATTTTAATTGAAAAGTTAGCCAGACCTTCTTCTGTCCAAGTGTAGTCTTCAATTTCTTGAAGAACTTCTGTAATCTGATCACGGATTGATTTCTGCTCAATGAATAAAACTTCTAGTCGAGTACGTGCTGCTGAAGTAGCAACCCAGGCAAGAAAACGACGAGGTTTGACATAACTTCCGTCGATTTTTGGTCTATCTGGTTTGGACCAGTCGGTCTCACGGGCAATGTCATTAGGAGAGCCAGGGTGAGTACGAGTAACGACATAGCCATTAAAGCGGAGGTCACCGGTTTTCGGGTCTTTGATTTCAGATGCGTATTGCCATCCAGTGATGGCGTGCCCTGTTTCGTAACATCCAAGGAGACGAAATTCTTCTGATTCGCCATCTTTAAGTGAGCTAGGTTTCCAATATGGTTGTGGTTCTTGTGTTGTAATTTTGTTGTCCGCCAATAATTCAGGCGGTAGGACTTGCATTGTCATATTATTATTTATTAGACTCTACAAATATAAGTAATAGAATAGAGATATGTGAGGTCTAAAAATGAGATTAGCAGGAAACTTACCGCAAGAGATTATTCAATTATTGGCAGTTGCAAATGATGAATCTTCATGGCCGTCTATTCATAGACCAAGGCCAGCGCCTCCAGTTCGACACAGATACGATGAGCATATGAAAGAATATGTTCCAAATGTTGTTGTCCCAAAATTAGTGTAATTTTTTTCTAATCAATTTTTAGCTACCTATAGCCATTCAAAAGCTATGAAGCGGTTAAGAAGTTCTAATTGCTTCATTTCAGCTAATAAAAAACCCGGTAATAACCGGGCTAACTCTTTAGTAATCGGGTGTCGGATCAACTTCGGTATATCCTGCTGCTGACCCATTTGATTGTGGATTAGTAGATTTACGTGGTTGTTCTTGTCGTGTACTGAAATCAGTTGCCACGATTGCACGATATGGACTGTCGCCACTATCATCTTTACGATATTCACGAAGATAACCTTGTACACAAATAGCGCGTCCTTTGCGGCAACGTTCGGTAAGTTTATTCTTACGTGACTCATGTGTCTCTAGGTACAGCCAAGTTGTCACACTAGAGTTGTCTAGAGTTGTTCCAATCTTGACTGCGACTGTACCATTCCTGCGTTCTTTAATTTCATCACTACCAAAAAATGCATTACCAAGTACTACTTGATTGCAGTACATTTCTTGTGGAATATTAGTTTCAATAGTAGTGACAATCAAATCCAACGGCTTTGAGGTGTC